ATGCAGCGCAGAGTTCTCGTTTAACGACAACGTGTACTGTTTAAAGATGCTGAACGGCTGGTCCTTGGAGGTACGAAGATCCGGCAATTCCCAGAAAATAAAAACGGTGTGACGCTTCTTTGGTTCCTCGTCCTTGAACTTCTCTTCGCGAGTCCCGGCGTCCGCCAGCTTGTAACAAATTGCTCGATGCGTGCCGATTGGCACCGCCTCGAATTCACCACCACCACTACTACTTGCTATCAATCCCATGTTGCTTTCCCTTGTGTTGTCCAAATGTTTGCACTATGGTACACAGCTCTTATTGAAAAGCAAGCGGAAAAAGACCCATGGCAATAAACGTATCCCGACCCAGTAAAAACCAGAGTATGCCGTTCACGGCTGATGCTCGATCAGAATTTGAAGCGTTCCTCCTAAGCAACGGCATGAGTGTAGACCCAAAGAAAGGGCTGGTATCAGACGGTTCAGTCGGTCGCGCTTACATGGAAGTTGACGGCAAGCGCAAGCTAACAGGCTGGTATCAGCTATGGTTAAACCAGTCAGTACCCTATGGCCGGTGCGGTGACTACCGGCTGGATCACGTCAACCCTACAGCCCAATGGCGACCCAACAACGGCGCTCGTTACGAGATGACCGAAGATCAGAAAGAAGAGATCAGGCGTCTGCAGGAAGAGGCAAAGGTCGAGCTGGCGAACAAGCAAACCAAGGCGGCAAAGATCGCTCAGAACATTTGGGAGAAGTCAACCCCATGCGAGAAGCACCCATACCTTGAGCGTAAACAGGTGCTCAGCCACGGTCTCAGGCAGCATGAAGACGGCAGGTTGATCATTCCTTTGCTGGACGCGCAGCTTGAGATTGTCGGGCTGGAATATATTGATGACGATGGCGGCAAGAAGTTTTTGACCGGCAGCAAGAAAAAGGGCAGCTTCTTTCTGCTGGGCGAGCACATGCTTAAGGACGCAGCGGTCATCAATTACGCTGAGGGTTATGCGACAGCGGCCAGTTATTTTCAAGACTCCCAGCAGCCGGTTATCTGTTGCTTTGATGCAGGCAATCTAAAGCCGGTTGCTGAGACGATCAGCGAATATTTTCCGAACGCGAAGCACGTCTTTATTGCTGATCAGGATGAGTCCAAGACCGGCGAGATGAAGGCCATCGAGGCGAGCCAAGCTGTGCGAAGCCGGGGCGCTGAAAGCGAGGTGCTCATCCCGGAGGGGCTTGGCGACTACAACGACCACGCGGTTGAGGGTGAGCTGCTGCCCAAGCTGAAGCCGGTCAACGTGCCTGCTGAGTACGACTTCAACCGCAACGACCGAGGGCGCTACCTCAACACCATAGACAACGTGAAGGGCGTGCTGATACTCAATGATATTGACGTGCGCTACAACGTGATCAAGAAGCGCATGGAAATCGACGTGCCCGATTCAAAGTTCATACAAGACATGCAGGATGAGTCAGCGTTGATTGCCATAGAAGACCGATGTATTCAGATGCAGATACCCGAGTCTAGAGTCCGAGATTATTTGAAGCTGCTGGCAGTTGAATACAACCCGGTCATGGATTGGATGGAATCGAGGCCATGGGACGGCCAGAGCAGGCTACAGGCGTTCTTGGACAGCATCACGAGCACCAACCAAGCCTTGAAAGAAATGTTGATGAAGAAGTGGTTGATCAGTTGTGTGGCGGCGGCCTGTGAACCGAAGGGTGTTGAACTCGAAGGCATACTGGTTTTTCAGGGCGCTCAAGGGTTGGGCAAGACGCTCTGGTTCAAGCGGCTGGCCAACTATGAGGAGGGCTGGCTGTTGGAAGGTGCAACGCTCAACCCTGCTGACAAGGACAGCGTGAAGCAAGCGGTGAGCCATTGGATCGTTGAGCTGGGTGAGCTTGAGAGCACGTTTAAGAAGTCGGACATCGACATGCTGAAGGCATTTGTAACCAAGAAGACAGACGAGCTGAGGTTGCCTTACGACCGGGCCAGTACGACGTACCAGCGGCGCACAGCGTTCTATGCCAGCGTCAACGCACGCGAGTTCCTGACGGACACCAGCGGCAACCGAAGGTTCTGGGTGATACCGGTCAAGGGTATTGATGTGAACCATGGCGTCGATATGCAGCAGCTCTGGGCTGAGGTGAAGGAGACGATGTACCGGCCCGGTCAGAAGAACTGGTTCCTGAGTCCAGATGAGCGAGCGCAACTGCAGGAGAGTAACGAGTTTTACCGCACGCAGAGCAGCGTGGAGGATCTTATACTTGAGCACGTCAACTTTGGTTCAGCCGATACCAAGCCGGTTCAGATGACCAAACTGTTGAGGGACTTGGGCGTTAAAACGCCGAGGATGGCAGACTTCAAGGACGCTGCCAGAATCCTGTCAGAGCATGGCAAAGAACCAAGACGCAGCTCAGGCCGCAAGATCTACGACCTCTGCTACACCCCCATCGATGACAGTTCCGACAGTTTCGGATTCTCCCCGAAGGGCTGGGACTGACCCCTTAAAACCGCTCGCAGATACGGGTGAACAGGGTCGGAGGTGGGGAGGTGATGGTGGGTGCTGGGAGGAAAATGGGAGGGAGGGGTTTAAAAAAAACTCTGCATGGCGACCAAAAAAAAGTGCTATTACGTTTACATGAGGGTTCATGTAAATGGTTGTTTATATCAAAGTGAGAGTCGAGTAAAAAATATGCCACCCTATACACTATAGAGGTATTGATGTAAGTTGTTGATATGAGGGGTTATTACTATAGTAGGAGGTAGTGTACCCTTTTAGAAAAGTATATATATAGAGTAGTGTAAATGGTGATTGGTAGTATTTACATGGTGTTTATATAGGGTATTGCGAAGCACTGTGCACTACCCCCTACACCCTGCAGGAGAAGGAGCGGCGACATGGTAGACTATAAATTCGAGTGGAACTTTGAGCAGGACCGCGAGCAGAACTTCAGGCGATGGTGGGCGTTGAACAACGCGGAACGGGACGCGTACAACGTCGCGCAGGAGCTGGAAGCTGGGGCGCGGGAGATATTTAATCAGATGGAGGCGAGATGGCGGACAGAGGCAGACCAAAGAAGGAACGAGCGCAGTTGGTGGACGTGCCCAAGCAGTTTGACGCAGACAGCGAGTTCGGGCTGACGGAGATGCAGACGGCGTTCGTGTGGCACTACTCGCAAGGCGGGTGTGGCCAAACGGAGGCTGCGCGGAGGGCAGGCTTCAGCTTCCCGGCGATGAGCGCCAGCAAGTTGATGAACGGGCGTGATCATCCCAACGTGGTTAAAGCAGTGCGAGCTGAGCAGGAGGAGCTGCGTCAGAAGTTCGCGATCACGCCGGAGAAGACCGGCTCGATGCTGTGGAAGATAGCTGAGACCAGCTTCGAGAACGGGGCGTACAACGCCGCTGTAAGCGCGGTGAAGGAACTGAACCAGCTTGCAGGCTTGACGATACAGCGCAGTCAGAATCTCAACATCAACGCCAACCTTGACAGCATGACGAAGGCTGACATCAAATCACGGTTGAACGAGCTGCTGGGCGTGAGCGATGAGATGAAGGACAATGATCTATGATCGGAAAAGACTATCGATAACCGAAAATCGATAGATCAGATGAATAACCGAGAAAGAGGCCTCTCTTTCTCTGCAGACCGCCCTCGCGGGTTAAATCAGCTTTCCCCCGAATTTTGCCCAAAACCCTTATAAATCAAAGGCTTGCGTCATGACTGACGCTTGGTCTGACCAATCGCTGATCAACGCCAGTGCTCAGAGGCGTCAAAGCCTTCGCTCAAAGCCTCGATCCTCACTGGTTGACCGCCGTGAGGCGCATCCTGAGCGCCCCTGAGCGACGTTCGAGCAAAAACAATGGACCCCTATGGATCGGGTTTTTGACCTTCAGTCAGCCTTGATTTGGACCGTGGCACCCCCCTTTTTCGCGGCTGAGCGATGGCGGATAGCTATAGCTGAGTTCGCCGCATAAGATCGTAAAAAAAATCTCAACGTAAATGGGCACAAGACGTACCTTTTTTTTAAAAATTTTATTTGCTCCCAAAAAAATATGCCTTGTTTGGACCTAAAAATTCGTAACTTATTGTTTCTTAACAAGAAATTCGTAATTTATTTTTTTTAAAAAATGGGAGGGAGGGATAGAAAGTTGTTCTGTAATAACTTTTGAGTATTTTGGCATAGCAATACTGTTATGTTCGCAGAAGTTTCGCAGGCTCCCTCCCATTTTTTATAAAAATTGAAAAAGGGGGTCCCTTGGTGGGCGAATAAGGGAGGAGAGGTCGCCCGGAGGAGTGGGGTCAAGGGACCCCCCCGTTTCAGATTCTCTTGCATGGGACCCCTATTTGCAACAGAATTGCCAAAACTTTACTGGTACTGCCCATGGTTGACTCTCGCAACAAGGGGGCCGCGTATGAACGCGACACTTGCAAGAAGCTAAACGAATTCTTCGCCGAGCATGGTTTTGACATCACCTGCAAGCGGAACCTCGACCAATACCAGACCGCCGACCTCGCCGACATCAAGATCCCGTACCACGCGATTGAGTGCAAAGCGTACAAAGAGGGGTGGTGGTGGCGTCCTGAGTGGTGGAAGCAGGTCAAAGCCGCCTGTGGCAATGACATCCCGGTTCTCATCTACAAGTTCAACAACAAGCAGTCCCGCGTGTGCATCCCCATGTATGCGATTAACCCCGCTCTGCCCCGAGATAACGACCTAACTACCGTGATGACTTTTGATGATTGGCTGGTTATTATGCGTAAGAACTGGGACCACTACGAAAGACTGACCGAGAGTTGATATGGCAAAATTTATTCCCCGCCCTCGCCGCAAAAAGGTCCACAAAGCTGTAAACCCGTTTCACAACATGCAGCCTGAAGTTCGGTTTAACTTGTACAGCAAGGCGGAGCAAGTTGCTCTTGGCATGAGGCAGGCCAAGCAACTAGGTG